GTGCATCAGGTGCCATTATGCGCGACGATGATGATGTGGTATCGGAAGGAGAACTCGATGCCGTACTTGAAGATCTTGAAGATTGAAAAAAGTAGTTGACATTTTTAACTAAATGTAATATTATAAAAGTATGGCGGTTCAATTACAGAGCCGCCATATTCAACTCAGCCACTGGAATTAGTAATGATAGAGAACACAGTATTAAGTAACTTAGTATTTAACGAAGATTATTTTCGTAAAGTATATCCGTACATAAAAACAGATTACTTTGAGGATAACAACCATAAGAAAATATTTGAAACGTATTCAAGTTACGTTGAAGAATATAGAGATCCTCCTTCAGTTGAGGTACTCAAACTAACACTTGACAAACGTAAAGATTTGAACGAAGAGTCATACAAAAGTGTAATGGCTTCAGTTGATACACTCAAACGAGATAACGATACAGACCAAGAATGGCTTGTAAAAGAAACTGAAAAGTTCTGCCAAGATCGCGATTTATATAATGCAATTCGTAAAGCGATCCTTGTAGTTGATGGATCAGAAGCTGAACTCGGTAAAGACGGTCTCCCTGCTCTATTACAAGACTCACTTAGTATTAGTTTTGATAGCTCGGTTGGTCACGATTATCTTGAAGATTATGAGTCACGGTATGACTTTTACCATAAGAAAGAAGAGCGTATTCCTTTTGATATTGAATTGCTCAACAAGATTACCAAAGGTGGCTTACCACGTAAATCTATGACAGTTCTATTGGCTACAACCGGTGGTGGTAAATCATTGGTCAAATGTCATGTTGCGGCTGGCGCTTTGTTGCAAGGTAAAAACGTTTTATATATTACTAAGGAAATGGCTGAAGAACGCATCTCAGAACGTATTGATGCTAATATGCTCGACGTTACTATTGATGAAGTTTCTGAAATGCCACGTGATGTTTATGCAAAACGCATGGAACGTATCAAAGGCAAATCTACTGGAAAACTTGTTGTTAAAGAATATCCAACTGGTTCTGCTCATGTTGGCCATTTCAGACATCTACTTACTGAACTTCGTATGAAGAAAAACTTTAAACCAGATATTATTATGATTGATTACCTAAATATTTGTGCGTCAGCTCGAATTAAAGGCGCGGCTGCAGCTAATTCATATACTTTAGTTAAATCAATTGCAGAGGAGGTACGTGGTCTTGCGATGGAATACAATTGCGCTATTATTACTAGCTCTCAGTTTAATCGTGATGGTTATGGCAACTCTGACGTGGATCTCACTAATACTTCTGAGAGTATGGGAATTACCCATACTGCTGACTGCATTCTGGGTTTAATCACAACTGAAGAACTAGACAGCCTTGGTCAACTTATGATCAAACAACTTAAAAATCGTTGGGGTGACTTAAGTTATTACCGTCGGTTTGTAGTCGGTATTGATCGAGCTAAAATGCAACTATATGATCTCGAGCAAAGTGCTCAATCAAACGTAAGTCAAGCACAATCTGCGGCTAATACTGTTCCGCGACCTAGCATTAACTTTAATGATGATAGTCCTGTGTTTGATAAAGGAGCATTTACTGAGAAGAAAAAATCCTTATTTGGAGCTGGTGGTATCACTTAATATAAATAAAAGTAAAACATAAAAGAGGTTTGTTTTGATTAGCTTTAAGGGGTATATCACGGAAATGGCCAACACTGATTCTGCTGATATTAATGAAATCCAATTGGGCTTTTTCTTGTCTAACAATTGGAAAAATTTTGATGGTGCAAACGCCGCCAAAAAACAATTAAAAGATAAAACTGACAAGGTTGGTACTGCAGAATATAATTCTCAGACTGAAAAAGCTAAGGCAATGGCCAAGGAAGTATTATCTTGGTCAAAGGATAACGGCTATAGTGGTAAAGTTAAACGGGTTTGGTGGACTGCCAGACCCGGCATTTTAGCAAAGGCTGTTGGTAAAACAGTAGATAGTCGTAAAAACCCAACTGATATTCTTGTACAGTTTTCAGACGATAAATTCTTAGGCTTATCAGCAAAATCAACAAAGACACAAGGTGATATTGGATTTAAGAATCCTGGCCTTGGTACTATTGAGAAAGCTGTTGGTAAAATGCCAAACTTTGCTCAAGATGCTGTTGATACTCTTATGAAAAACTATCCTAACTTAAGCACCGCTGCGAGCAAACGTAAATCTGAAATACGAGCTGACGATGGTATTGGCAAAGCTGCTGAGTACTTAGGAACTGCGGTACTTAATAAAATTAGAGATGACCTATTCAAAAAATTAAATGGTATGAGAGAAAAAGACTTAGTAAATTATATCATTAATGATTGGATGGATGCAACTGCCGTATATCCTAGGTACATTAAAATTACTGGTATGCGTGTAGGTGCTAAGGTTGAAGATCCTTTATCAAATAGCAAACTTTCAAAGTTAATGCTAGGTAATATTAAATTAGTCAAGGTCGGAAACGACAGTGTTGGAATTATGGCAGATGGTAATCGTATTATGAAAATGCGTGCTAAATACGAGTCACAAAAGCTTGCCTCAACAATTAAATTTTCTGGAGATCCTTGGAAATGATAAGATTTAAAAAGTTCATCGCGGAATCTAAAAACACTCACATGGAACACCTTGAAGATAACATTCTCAACAATGGTGTTATTGGAACTCGAGATTCAATCAACTTCCTTAGAGCTTTAAGAGATATGCTTGCAGGTAGTAGTAAATCTAAAATAAACGTTACAGTTAAATGGGATGGTGCACCAGCAATCTTTGCCGGTACTGATCCAACTGATGGTAAATTCTTTGTTGCCAAGAAAGGTATCTTTAATAAGAACCCAAAGGTATACAAAACAAGCGCAGATGTTGACGCCGACACAAAAGGCGATTTGAATACAAAATTAAAACTAGCTTTGGCTGAGTTTCCTAAACTCGGTATCAAAGGAATAGTACAAGGCGACTTTTTATATGCTAAAGAAGATCTCAAAGAGGTGGACATTAATGGTGAACCGCACGTTACTTTCCATCCTAACACTATTGTTTACGCGGTACCTAAAGCATCAAAACTCGGTAAAGAAATACTCGGATCCAAGATCGGAGTGGTATGGCATACAACGTACCGAGGAACAGAATTTGAAAAAATGTCTGCAGCTTTTGGAGAGGAGATTGCATCAGGCCTCTCAAAAGTAAAAAGCATTTGGTCAGTAGATGCTGTGTATAAAGACTTGTCTGGAACCGCAAATATGACTAAGAAGGAAACTGATGAAGTAACTAAAATCTTATCAGCCGCCGGTAAAAAATTCAATACAATTAAGAAAGAAACTCTTAATGGTATTTCTCAGAATCCAGACACATTACAAAAAGTTAAAACATTTGTTAATAGCAAAATTCGTATTGGCGAAAGAATTAATAATCCTCGTAAATTAGCTAAGGATCTGACTGATTATATTGATGACTATTACGAACAGCAAGCTGCTACTCGTAAGACTGATAAGGGTAAAGCTGCTCAACGCCAGAAAAAAGATGCTACATTAGATTATTTTAAACGTACACCAGAATCTCAAATTACTGCGATGTTTGAATTATATAACTTACTTATAGATGCAAAACATATTTTAATTGGAAAATTAGATAGAGCAAAAACAATTGGTACGTTCTTAAAAACAAAAGAAGGTTATCAAGTAACTGGCAGCGAAGGCTTTGTTGCTATTGACCACATGGGTAAGAACGCAGTTAAACTCGTCGATAGACTTGAGTTTAGTAATGCAAACTTCTCCGACAAATATATTAAAGGGTGGGAAAAATAATGGCATGGGTTGACGTACCAGGATCAAACGCTATTTGGCAATATGATAATGCAGCTACAGCAGCAGATACATATGTTGATGCAAACGGAACAACAGCCGCAGGCATTAGAACATTTACACCTACCGGCGGTAACGCTCAGCTAACTTATGTTAAAGTACGTAAGAAGGGCGAGACTATTGAACGTGGCGAATTAAGCAAAAACTATTATGACGGGAAAATCTAATAGTTAAGACAAAGTGTCACATATTCCATAAGTGACTAACGGCTATATCAAATTGGTAACCCTTATTTACCTATTTTCTTAATAAATATATTTGTAAAACAAACAAACATTTATTAGGAAAGGAAATCCAGTGTTACAATTTAACGTCTCATCACAATCATCCATGTTATCAGTTGCAGCCTACAAGGTTGTAATGTTTTTTGAACGCAGAGCTGCAGCCACTTCAAGGTGGAAACAACAGCGCGAAACATTTAAATCCCTCCACAAACTAACAGACAGAGAACTAAACGACATTGGCATTAGCCGTGGCGATATTCGTTCTATTGCTAGTGATACATGGGAAGAAAATAATCGACGTGATAACGTACGCATGAACCCTAACATGAGAGGTTTCGTATAATGGAATTAGCTAATACAGAATACGTAAGCAACCCTTTAAAATCAACTTTAAAAATATTAAGTAAAGCAATCGTAGCAACAGGAATGTTCCTATGGGCTTTTGGTGAATCAGCAGGTCGAGCAAGAGCTGCTAGTGAGTTATACCGTCAAGGGTATGTAGAAGAAGCAAGAAGATTAATGTTGGAGAGCAAATAATGATTACAGGTGATATAGCAACAATGGGCGCTTTATTAGGCGCAGGTCTTGCAACAATTGGAATGGGTGGGGCGGCTATTGCCGTTGGAATTATAGTCGGTAGTGTATTAAAGTACATGCCTAAAAAAGGTGAAGGTGATACTGGAACAATGTTCGTAGGTATCGCATTTGCAGAAGCATTAGGAATCTTTGCATTCTTGGTGGCGTTATTATTAATGTTTGCTGTATAATGGTTGGTGATCAGCACATGGAAATATCAGCACAGGTAGTGCAGAAGTTAGGTTTCTATATGTT